CCAAGCGGAGATGATGGAGCGATGGAACGACTCTCAGGTCTACAAACTCCACCAGAGCGAGAAGTTCGAGTCAGTGATTCTGGATGCCTGTCGGTATGGCCTTGGCGCACTCAAGATTACACCTGCCTACAAGGAGGACCGCGTTGAAGCCAAAAGGGTGTATGCGGGCAATCTGTTTGTCGATCTCCAGGAGACCATCTTCGATCAACCTACTCGTCTTCATCACCGTCGGTTCGTTCCCAAAGCAGCGCTCAAACTCTTCTTCCCGAAGAAGTCAACAGAGATAGACCGCGCCAGCAGCGTATCGGACCACGAGCGCTACGTCAGTTTCTACGGCCACTACTCCCAAGGCACCCAAGACATGGTGGAGCTGGTGGAGAGTTGGCATCTGCCCTCGTTCGACGGAGCCGAGGATGGTCAGCGATATTTGTGGATGAATAACGCGATCCTTCAGACCGAGGTCTACGAAAGGCGTCACTTCCCGTTCGCTTTCTTCACCTGGAAGGTAGACCCCCACAACACCTTCTACGGCACCGGGCTTGGCGAAGACCTTCTTGGCGTTCACATCGACGCGAACGTCACCCTCAACCGCGTCAATACCGCCATCGAGTTCGCCTCAGTGCCTCATTGGGTATACCGGAAGGGCTCCGTCACTGAGACGGACATCAGCAATGCCCCAGGGACTAAGATCCCATTCTCCGGTGACATAGCTCCACTGTACGTCGTTCCAAAGTCGGTGCCGAATGACCTGCTGATGTACGTGCGGGAACATGAAGCAAGAGCCTACAAGATTGCAGGGCTGACTTCAGCGCAGGCGTTCGGCGAGCGCATGCCAGCCGGGCTAGAGACGGGCCGTGCAGTGGAGAACTATTTCAACGTAGAGAGCGTCCCCTTCGCGACTCAACTTCGGAAGTTTGAGTACTTCGTCGAAGACGTGGCCAACGCGAACGTCGCTGCTGGCAGGGCCATCTACGAACAAAACAAGAAGTGGACCGTCGTCGTTCCTGGCGAAACCAAGACCATTGAAGTCGTCAAGTGGAAGGAAGTGGCGCTCGACCCGCGAGAAGACTCCTACGTCATCCGCGCAGCTCCGGCGTCCATGCTTTCAGAGCTTCCGGCAGCGAGAATCGGAGAGGTGGAACGACTTTCGATGATGTTCCCGTCGATGACCGAGAAAGCCAAGGCCGCGATGCTTCAGTTTGTGGACATCGAGAACTGGGAAGACCTGTTCACGGCGCAAGTCGAAAACGGCAAGGCCATGATCGACGAAGCCCTGCGCAACAACATCTTTGGTCCGCCCTCTCCCTTCATGGACCTCCAACAGTTCATCATTGATGCGAACCAAGCGGAGCAACGCGCAGAGCGCATGAAGGTGCCAGAGCAGAACCTCGCCACGCTAAGACGCATGATTCGCCGCGCCAATGAGCTTAGACAGCGACAGCAGTTGGCAGCGCAGATGCAGAACGCGGGAGTCATTACTCCTGCGGCTGTTCCCAATGATGGGAGTGGCCAATCACCGACGGCAGTTCAGCAAGCACAACCGCCACAACCCCAAGCGATACCACAAACAGGATAAGCGATGACCGATCAAATGCCCCAAGAGATGGTTCCCACCGTAGCAAACCCCGGCAACACTTTTGAGCCCACGCCGGAATCCACACCTACGCCCGCACCCGCGCCCATTTCACCAGAGACCGTTGTCTCTGAGCCACAGGAAGAAACCCCCGCACCCGATAGCTCCATTCTGAGCACCAAGATTGATAAGATGCTGACTCGTGAAGAGAGCATCGATCAACGTCGTTCGCAGGAAGAGGAGTACACGCGAATGCAGGAGGAGCTGCGCATCCTTCGCACGATGCAGGGGCCAGACTTCCAGAAGAAATACAACGAGGTCACGCAGCGCGTAGAGAGCGCCGACGATGACCAAAGCAGCCTGATGAAGGACCTTCAGTCAGAGTTGCGACAGATGAGGGAGCAACAAGACTTGCTCCAGACCCAGCTGCAACAAAAGGACCAGGAGTCTGAACTCACGGAAGCCTCAGAAGAGGTGAGCACATGGGTGAAAGGCAACGAGGAACACTTTCCACTGATCAACGAAATCGGGCAGCAACAGCTCGTCTTCCAAAAGATGTGGAACACGAAGCAGCAGACGGGTCACATGATAAGCGAGACACAAGCAGCACGCGATGTAGAGACGGAGTTGTCGGGCATTGTAGAACGATGCGCGCCACTTCTTGGATTCATCAAAAGCGAACAGACGGCGGAGCGCGACGATGCCATCAGTACAACAACATCAGGGTTGAGTATGTCTGAGCCGGTCGATCGAGACAAAATGTCTGATACAGATCACTTGGAATACTTGATCCGACAACATCAAGGATAAGGCAACACAATGGCAGCTCCGAGTGAGAATGTGGCATTCGACCTACTAGGCGAAGCCGCACCGCTAATGAAGCGGTATTACGACGATCGGCGCGTGTACAACATGGCCTTCAAGAATCGACCGTTGTTCGCATGGATTCCAAAGAAGACAGGTGTGACGGGAGGTTCGCCATTTGGCTCAGCCTATGGCGGCTATCAGGTACCGATTACGATCGATGACATCGCAGGTGAATCTGCGACCTTCTCTGCGGCGGTTACTGCGCGAGATGGCGATAGCCATCGCGTGTGGCAACTCAATCGAATCAAGCGGTATGCAACTGCAACGATTGATTGGGAAACCGTTCGTGCGATGAAGAACGACATGGGTGCTTTCATGACGGCGATCACGCCGCGCATCGACAGCGCCATCAACCAACTGTCCAACACTATTGCGATGGGTCTTTACCATCCTGATGGTTCTGGGCATCGCGGAAAGATCAAGGCCGCTGGCGTAACAGGCAACGTTTGTGAGCTGGATGCGGACACGGTTCATCTAGCGCGTTCCTGGAGTCTTCGTCGGACACTCGTTGCCGACACAGTGGTTTCAGGCGGGACTATCCACACGGGTAGCACCAAGGTAGTTGGGATCGACCTAACGGCTGGCACCATCACGGTGGAAGACGTTGCGCAGATCAACGCGGCTACCGACCTTGCGCCCGGTGACTACATCTTCCCATTGGGCGACTACACGGCCTCTGGCGAAGAAAACAAGTTCATGGATGGACTTGGCACCTGGGGACCAGATCCAACAGGCATCACGGGCGGAGACGACCACAAGGGCGTCGATCGCTCCGTGTGGAAGGAGCGTCTATTGATGCTTCACGCCGGCATAGCGCTCCAGAGCACAGCCGGTGACGGTTCGTTCGTTCGCGGCATTCGTTTGGCCGCTGCGAAGCTCCAGGCCAATGAAGGCTCGCCGGACGTATGCTTCGTTCATCCAGACCGATGGGCGCAGATTGAGTCCGACCTGGCTTCACAGTCGCGCTACGAGATGATGATGGGTTCTGATGGTCGTTCGGGCTTTGACTCCATTGTCATCAATGCAGGTGGTGGGAAGATCAACGTAGTTGCTGATACGTGGTGCCCGCCCAACACGGGGTACTTGCTCCAGCGTAATACCTGGGAGCTGTTCTCCATCGATCGTGTGCCCGACTTCGTGTCCGATGATGGCAATCGCCTTCACCGGCTCGAAAACGCAGATGAGGTTGAGTTCCGCCTTGGTGGGTACTTCAATGTCTGCTGCCGCGCCCCCGGCCATAATATGGTCATAACCTTCGCAACGTCATAACGAGTTTGCCTTGGGGGTTCGGGCCATCCCCGGCCCCCAGGGTGTCTCCTACCAGGAGTGGCGATGCAAAAGACGCTTATACAGCTCAGAGAAGGTGGCCGACAACGAGCCGACATGGCCCGTGACTCGGATGCCATTGATGATCTCGAAGCGAACGTGTACGTCAATGAGGCGTATCACGAGCTTTATGACCTGATTACATCAGCCGATGATGCGAGGCTGTTCACGGTCAACGCCACTATCCCGCCCCAAGTGGGGAAACATTCGTTCCGTCTCCCATATAACTTCTATCGCGTCGTCTCGGTGCATGTGCGTCGAGGCGAACACTATATACCCGCGCTTCCTGCCGACCCTTCGCGCTTTGCGGAGTTGGCGGACAACGTGGGGAATATTGGTCGTCCTTTATATTATGTGAGATGGGACATGAACACGGGTGAGAGATTTATCTTTGTCTTCCCGGCCCCTACGCCGGAGACATTGGCGATCACCTACTGGCCGCAACCTGCGGAGCTGTCGTTAGACTCAGACAGCGTGGACAACCCGGCATCATGGCTTGAGTTCGTCATGGTATCGGTTGGAATTAGGATGCTCGATAAGGTGGAGCGAGACGCCACCGCGCTATTGCTTGCGAAGCGGCAGCTAGAAGCGAGGATACGAAAAGCTGTATATGCATCCGACTTCAACAGTCCCCGGATGATTAGGGATCTCTCTTACCGCTACGGCTTCAGTGGAGACGATGGAGGTTACTCCAGATGGTAGACACGAAGCCACTACTCAAAGGATTCGGAGCGGCGGCTGATGTGATCGGTCAGATTGCAACTGACAAAGCGGTCAACAGCCGTCGCACACGATCCGACTTTATGCAGTTCGACATTGCCAATGGCCAACTGCTTCTGGGCAAGAAATTGCTTGGCACAGGAGACCCGCTAGCGTCTCCGTCGTTACTGAAGCATGGGCTCGGCAGAGAACCCACCGGGGTGGTTATCCTAGAACCGAACCCGGGTGGCGCAGAGTGCACTTCTGTTACAAGCGCAGATATTACTGTCAGCGGCACGCTTGGCGAGCTGGTTACAATTTGGATTGTATGAGATGGCATTGGATCGCACGAGAAAGTCAGTCATCTTCCACAAGGGGATTTCTGACGATGCAGATCGGTTCCTCCTAGAGCCGCCAGCGATCGACTATGCAGAGAACCTGCGTATCGACAAAGAAGGCTCTCTCCAGAAGCGTCCCGGCTTTGGTCCCTCTGCGCTTACGACAGTTCCAAGCGCTAACGGTACGCCGTTCTTTGCTCATGGGATTGGAGACGCTCTCCATGTGCTTACCGAAGACGGCGCTCGTAGTTTTGTCAACGGCAGTTGGACCGAGGTGGACGTTCTTGGATTCATCGGCACAAAGAAAATGGATGTTGAGACGCCGCCTGTCGGCGGGATGGGGCACATAGATTTCGTTGGCACCGTACACGAGGGCGATTTGTATTATACGGTCGTGTACGAGGTGCGCGAGGGCAGTTCGTCCAACTCCATCAACGGAGCGCCCCAGGCAACACCCAAGCATATCGTAATACAATCGTACTTGGCGGACGGAACCTTTTTGTTTCAGAAGAGGGTGGATAATGCCCGTTCACCAAAGGTTGTTGTGCACGCCGATCCAAGTCAGCGCGCCGCCGGCTGGACCATGGTGTTTTATCAAGCCACCGGCACCGACGAAATCAAAGGAGGATCGTACCAACCGTGGACGAATTTCTTGCTGGACCCGGTCGGTTCCGGTATATTCCCGAGCAAATTTTTCGCACTGGAAAGCATAGGCAATTCCGAAGAGGGCGTTCAAATGCGTTACACGCGCCTTGGCGCGTCCGCAGATGGCATCGGGCGCTATCATGTGGTGACGCAAACGCTTCCGACTGACCAGTACGTGTTTCTCACTCAAGAAGCGGGCAGTGTTAAAGCTTATCGGAGGGACTCCGGGTTAGCCGGAGGTGGTCCGCAGACTCTTTGGGGCGGTCTAGGCCCTGGGCCTAATACGGCGCAAGCCGAAGCGCTCGATGTGGCTGTTCAGGGGGCTGTAATATTGTTCCTGTACACGGTATTCGATACGACTCCACAGGCCGGGCCATTCGGGAGCGTAAATTTCGCGTCACAGGTTTATTTCGAGCGTTGGACCTCGACACTCGGAACCAGGCGATGGGGGCAAGAGCCCGTGTACGACGCGATCAATCGCACAATCACGCACGGAGGCATCGCTGTTGGCGGATCAGAGGCGGCCTGGATGGTTCACGACTCTGGTAAAACGGGTTATCAAACCGACCCCGACGATCCGATGGACTTTGAGGAAGTGCGCGATCCGAACACTGGGATTTACTATGAGATCGTGAGCATGGGTACCGGCCTTGGCACTGGCACGCAAGCCCTGTGGCATCATCGTCTCGCCTCTCGCCCGATATTTTTCGAGAATAAGCTGTACTGCGCCGTCCAACAGTGGGCGGATTACACGCCGCTTTCCAGGAATCTAAAGGCTGAGCCAGGCTTTCAGAGCCTTCTTGGCGCCCAGAAACCCAAGACCACGGCCTTGGTGTGCTTGGACCACGCCAACGACAGCGTTCAGCCGGTTGCATATGTTGACGCCGGCCAAAGTAAAACCGCTGAATATGGAGAAAGCGAACTCGTTGTCCACACGCCTCATATTCAAATTGAAAGCGGGGATCTCGTCTTTGCCAACCGTCTGGTGATCCACGCAGAAGACATGAGCATGTTTTTCTCAAGCAAGCTGCCTGGACGCCGCCAGGGCAATCTGGAGTCTCCAGCGGATGCGCAATGCAGGATTCATCGCGTCTCAAAAGGATCGTCCGACACTATTCAGAGCACGCCGCTGGGAGACGGGCTGGTCGCCTCAACCGCAATCCCGCTGTGGTACGACGGCAAGTTCTTTGGCGAGCTAGGACCGTTGGACGCGCCAGAGATTATTCGGGTTACCGATTCCTGGACAATAGAAGACGAGCGGGGTGCATTGCCGCAGGGCTTTGAACCAACGGACGAAGGCTTTGATCAGCGCTGGAGGCAAATACAAATCGTGCTCGGATACTATGATGCCAAAGGGAACAAGCACCGCTCAGCGCCGAGCAGCCCTTTGTGGGTGCAGTATCTTAGCGAGGAGGACGCGGACCATGACCCCGAGGTAACTCAGCTTTTGAACTGGGTCGGTAAGGAGGTGACCTTAAACTTCACATGGCCGCTCTCGATGTTGCCAGCAGATTTGGAATATTTTGTCGAGGTCTATGCCTCAGATGGCATAAGCGACGATCCGAGGCTGATTGACGTAGACACTATTCCGCTGGGCGCCTCGCCCTCTGGGGGCGGAACCGTGCTTATTCGTTTTCAATTGATACGGGACGCGATTTTAGCCGGTGATAATGAGTTCAAGAATCCACCGCGCACGTCGCCGGGCGTATACACGTCTGGTGGCACTCTGACTTCCGATCCGTGGCCGTCGTTCGGACAGTCCGTATCTACTTCGACGCGGCTGTGGGCTCTCGATGCAGTCAATAAGGGTCGCGTTCTGCCATCCAAGCTATTCGAGGACTTCATTAGCCCTGAATATAACTCCACGCTCACCATTCGCCTTGGCGACGAGCGGAACCTAACGGCCATAGGAAAGCTCGATGATAAAGTCGTCGTCTTCGAGCCGAATAACATTCACGTCATCTATGGGGAGGGACCCGACAATCGCGGGCAGGGCCAGGACTTTGCCGTTCACTACGTCACTACCGATGTAGGTTGCGAGGATCAAGAATCCGTCATCGAAACTCCTGCTGGATTGATTTTCTATAGCAAGCCTCGTGGTTTCTATTTACTAGATCGCAACCTACAAATCCAGTTCATTGGCGGTGGCGTTGAAGACCTCGCGAGAGAGATTGATGTAGTCACGGCCACATTAGTCCCGGACAAGGCAGAGGTCCGCTTCGTATTCAACGGCGGTCCACACTTCTTCACTCGTAAAGGCCCTTCCGCTGACACCACAGATGTAGATCGGCCACCTAAGCCCGTGTTTACAAACACAGTGCCTCTAACCGAGGACGCGGCATTATCGTATAACTATGAACGCGGCACTTGGATGGTGTTTACGAACTACACCGCTCGGGCTGCCACTATTTACCAGAACAAATACACGATGCTCCTCAGCAATTGGGACGTTTGGCAAGAGAGCGAAACGCGATTTGACGATCCCACCGGCCTCAACCTCTCGGTAATGGTCACGCCGTGGATCAAACTCTCGGAACAGATCCAGAGCTTTGAGCGTCTGTGGCGCATGACCTTCCTCGGTCGCTACATGAGCAGTCTTCAAGACATCGGAGAACCCCCGTTTCCCCTTGGGAGCGGACCAGCATACGAGGCTGGAGATGTTCAGGTCACTATCTACTACGACTATGAATCCTCACCATCGCAGACCAAGACCTTTTATTTTCAGGACTTTGGATACAACCCATTCAACAACCCTCCGAATCGTGCGGAGAGATTCCAGTTTGAGATGTCACCAACGGACGGTCGCGGGCGCTGCCAGGCGGTGAAGATACATATTGCTGAAAAGCTATCTTCCGATCGTGGAGAAGGGCTTACGTACAAACAGGGTCACGGTTTCGAGATCGTATCCATAGACTTCGACGTCGGCGTCTCTCCGATGCGTTCTCTCCTTCCACAAAAGAGCAAGAAGTAATGGGCGCAAGTTCAAGCAATCTCGGGAAAGCCAGCACGGGCCTAGGTATAGCCGCAGTTGGCGTACAGGCGATTCCCATATTCGGGCAAATAGCCGGTGCGATCTTGGGTGGCGCGTCAGCCGCTGTTGGTGGTGCTGCGGCTGCGCGAGCGCGCAAAGAGCGCGAAGCGGCGATGCGCTTAGCCGAGGAACAGGCCAATGCTCTTGAGGCAAAACCGGGAAGACCAGTCGGAGAACGCATTCGCGTAGGAGATGGATTGCTGACCAACCCTGTCTTTGGGAATGGCGGAATGGGCGTCGGTCTCAGCTTTGTTCCAGGTCCCTGGAGCGCTATCGGCACAGCCATTACTCAGGAGCGTGGACAGGGTCAAGGACAGGACACCGCCCAGGCTTCGACTCCGATAGCAGCACCAGTTGCGAGCAGTCCGGGGCAGCAGCAGTTGCAGACCAATCAACCGCAAGCGGGGGCGGAGTCCGCCAAAGTCTCCAATCAGCCCCAGGGGCTTCAGGGCGATTATCAGTCGCAGATGCAGAGTTCTATCGCTAACCTCATCCTAAAGGGTGATCTCAACGATTTAGGAGGAGTGTGAGATGGTCCAGAAACTCAAAGACCCCACCGTGGGCATGGAACTCAATCTGAAGAACAAAGACGACGGCGCGGCAGGTACAGGCGCAGGCATTCTTTCCATGCTGACTTCGATTGGCGGCATGATCCCGTCTTTACGCAAAGGCCCGCAGACAGGGGAATTGAAAAGGATTCAGAAGGGTGGTGGAGCAGGTGCATCGTTAGCGCGTCAGACAGCCTCAGAGGCCGCAAGGCGTGTTGCTGGCAATGTCCAGGGCACGGACCTTAGAGAGGGCCTGAGAGCCGCAGAGACCATCGTGCAACGCGGCGCAGCGCAGGCAGGCTTTATTGGGGCCAGAGAGTCCGCGATTGCAACACAGATGTTGCGCGCCAACGAGTTCAAACGTCGTGGCGCTTTCCAAACACTCGGCGCAGGCATCGGACAGGGCCTTGCAGGAATAGGTGGGATGCTGGCTGCTGCGAAAGATCAGGGCGAGGAGGAGCAACCCCAAGGTGGTGGCGGCGGCGGCGGCGAAGAAGAAGAAGGCAGAGAGGAAGCCGTGCGCGCTAGGAGGGCGGCTCATACAGCACGGATTATGAATGTGGACCCGATAACGGGTTTGCCTGCGCCGCCAGCGGACCCATTCCAGGCTACGGCAGAAGCGGGCCAGGCTGGCTTGGATCAACTCTCGTCTTCCAGGCAAAGAACGTTGCCAGCCGGTCCCACTCAAGAACAGGCCGGTCCCGCTCAAGAACAGGGCGGGCCAGAGCAGCCAGGAGCCGAGAGCGAGGGTGTGCAGGGACCGCTAAGCTCACTGCGAGAAGCAACGATGCAGAAGACGCAAGCAGCGGCCGAATACGCTGCTTCGACGTCTACGGTAGGAGAGGGATTCATATATGACCCGTATTGGGGATCTATCGCGGTTCAACTCACAGATCGTGAACTCACTCCCGATCAAGCCAGGGGAATGCTCGCGCTCATGGGTGCTCCTCCGGCAGTCATTGAGGTGATGATTGAGAACGCAGTAAACGGCCAACGTCATTACGATCTCGAACAGGCCGTCAAAGCTAATCTTCTTCGGCAGCAAGCACCGAATAGGAAGTGAGCCGTGGCATTTACCGACCCTTCAGTTCTTGACGAAAAAAACACCCTTGGCTCTGATACGCCTTATCCGCCAGCTACGGGTAAACCTCAGCCAGCCGTTGGCGAGCCAGAAGTCGCCATCGGCGCTGGAGCATTAACGCCCACTGAGGAACAGGCAATAACAGGAACCGGCTTTACTGCCGAACAACTGTTCTATGGCCGTTTCACGCCAGACGAGTTGGCGGGAATGACGCCGGAACAGCAAGAGGCGGAATGGCATGTCGCGCAGCGAGATGAGGCGGCAGGTGGCGTCAATGTACCCGCCGTAGATCAGGGAATCATAGACGTTTCTGCTAAATGGGGACCACAGCCTTCAAAAGCGGTCCCAGAGAAGACTAAGGGTGGGGGTAGAAAGTCGAGTGTTAGCCTTACGGGTCAGATACCGGGGCAAGTAGATCCCGCTGTTCAGCAAGCCTATCTCGACCATCTAGGCAGACTTACAGATGCAGAGTCGATATATCAGCAAGCTCGTTCCGATGCGCTTGGCTGGGCAATGAATCTCAATGTAGCTCTCGGGGATGCCTTGGCAGCAGACTTAGAAGGCACACGAAGAAACATAGACGACCTGCTAACCAAGGCAGAGACCGAGATGGCAGCGGTGGAGGAGTTGGTTCAACGGGCTCAGTCGAATCGCATCAATCCTGGCCAGTTCTTTGCCAACGTGGGAGACGCGGGCCGCTTCTCCGCCGCCCTCGCAGTAGGCGCAGGAGCGATGGCGACTGCCTTCGGTGGCGGACCAAACGTGGCCTATCAAATCATTGAAGGGGCCATCGAGCGCAACGTGCGAGCCCAGGCACTCAATCAGCACCACGACAGAGCCATGATCTCTCATCAGCTCAACTTCGTGAACACCATCCGTGGATTAGCTGGCGACAGAGCCAATCTCGCCAATCTCATGCGTGTGGGCCTCACTGCCATCACCCAATCTTACATTGGAGCAACCATGGCAGGTCTCGGTGCCACGCAAGCGGGGATCGCATCATCGGCAGTCTACGATCAACTGGGAGCTAAGTTGGCAGAGGCCGTGATCGCTAGCCAGCAGAACAGTGGAGCGAAGTACAAGATCCAAGCCCAGAGCATGGCCCAGGCGTCCGCCATGCTCGGCGTACTGACTCAGGCCGAGGGCAAGGCTCAACAACTACAGCAAGGCCCTTCACCTTCAGCAGGAGGTGCCGGAGGTGGTCGGGGTGTGGGCCGCCCGACGGCAGCCGGAGCGGGACCAGACGCGGCAGCGGCTATGCAGCTAGTGACTAGCAGAGTGGACTTTGATCAATTGAACGATCAGCAAAGAGCAGAGAAAGTGCGTGAGATGTTTCAGACATCGACGTTTGCTTCTCGCACCAGAGTAGGCATTCCAGAGATTGAAGACCTAAAGAACGCTGTAGCTACTAATCCGAAGCTCGGTCCTGGCGTGGCTGCGTTTCTTGAGACCGCGAGTGATGAGGAGTTTGCATCGAGAGGGGCGCTTGGCAAAGAGTCGTTCCACTCAGGGAACACTCCGTTTGATCTATACATCAAATCACCCCTTTGGGAGGACGTGCCTCCAGCGAAAAAAGTGGAGATCATCGCTGAGGTCGGTGCAAACAAGGGCTATTTGGAAAACATCAAGACAATGCGCAGCATCATCGGCATGATCTCAGAAGGAAGCGGCTTTGCCTCCAGTCTTGTTCGCAGAGGTCCAAGCGGAGAGCTGGTTATCGTTCCCGGCGAAGACGAAGCGAAGACTGCTTTGATCTCCACACTATCTCAACGCGCCACCGAAGCCGCGTTTTATATGCGTACTAAAAAAGGTGCAGACGCTATCCGTGGCCAATGGGAGTTGCAATATTTCGATAAGCTCGCGAAGGGAGAGTACACGTTTGTTAGTTTTGTTGCCGACATTGCGCGGGGGAAAGCTGGAGTCAGGCAAGCCAGGCTCACTCCGTATATCTCTTTTGGCAATCGCGAACTCCTTCGCGCCGCAGGTCCATACTTCTACGTTGACTAACGACTCATGGCTGAACCCAAATTCGCAGTAAAGAACAACACCACCGGGGCTGTGAAAGCCTACACGGCGGCGGAAGTGCGGGAGTTGGTCAAGGTTAGAGATCCGGCCTCCGGCAAGTACATGTTCACCAACATGACAGATATGCCGGGCCTTGCGCGTAAGCCAAATGGGTCATGGGAACAGCTCCTAATTCCCAAAGACAAAGTGAAAGATGCGGCGGAAGCTGACCCTGTTACAGGAACTTACTCGTTGTGGGGCGGCACAGGCGATACGCGATGGGAAGAGGCTAGGAGCGAAGCGGTTAGCGAATCTGTTAGGCAGCGTGCCGCAGATAGGAGTTCGCTCGTCGTGGCCGCAGACAGCCACCTTAGCACTATGACCTATGGCCAATCTTCAAGACTCGCAAATTGGATTGCCGGACCGGGCGCAGAAGACTTTAGGCTTGTCTCCAATCAACAGAGTCCATTCGCTCATGGTGCCGGCAGAGTCACTGGCTTGATCACTCTTGGAGCTATGCCCATTCCCGGCATCGGCGCCATCGCAAAAAGCGTCGGAGGCGCAAGGAACATCAGTAGCATCTTTGAGGTGGGCGCAGCGGCCACTCAAACAGCCAGAACCCTTATCATGGGGAGCGCAGTCAAGAAGGCTGCGGAGACCGGGGCTAGGATAGGTTTCACTAGAGCCGTAGCAGGCAGGCTTGGTGGCGTCTTGGCCTTTGGGGCGGTGGTAGAGGTTCCCCTTAGCGTTGCTGTTGTTGCGGCAGACACGGTAGATAACAATAAGCCGCTTACAGGTGAGTTCATTGGCGAGGTAGCCAATCAATACATGTGGGCCACTGGACTTACCGTGGGCACAGCGCTCCCGTTTGCTGTGGTGGGTGAAATCCTCAAGCGAGGTACGGCTGCCGCAGGTCCGCTCGTT